CTACATACTCATCGAATGGCATCCCATCAACAACACCATCAACAGAACCATCAATATATTTAGCGCTGATGCAGTCATCGTAAACAGTATTTGTTTTCTTGTTTAATAAGAAGGCATGTCCACCAAAGTGATTCGCACCCTTGAATATATCTCGCAGTGCATGGACCACGACCCAATCATCATTCTTTATCTTTGTCGTGTTGATTGCATTCCATGCAGCTGGGTAACAATTACCTGCTCCCATTACTTAACCTCCTTAACTGGTTGTGTTTTCTCTTCTCTGTAAATAGTACCCTTCCACGCTTCCGCAGTGTTGTAAGCATCTTCGTAGTGTGTTGGTGCTGTAACTTTTATTTCTCCAGACTCATCATGGAAAATTACTCTATATATATTTTTCATTATTTGACCTCCTTCTTGATTGGATTTGTTGGAATGAAATTCTCGAAGCAGTATTTATATATCTCTTTACCGCTGATAAATTCTCTTAGTGTTTTACTAAGCGCTTGATAAACTGTTAGCCCTTCCTCTATGTAAATCTCGAATGCTGCTTTGCCCTCTACAATCTCCCCGCTTGATAGCTTGACTGTATCGAATGCGCCTGCCCAGTCCTTCTGTATTTCTTGAATCGTTTTCATATCTTGTCCCTTCATATTGTTTAGACCCTCCCGACTTTGAGAAGGTTACATATTCTTTTAGATTTTATTCTTCTGTATCCTTGTACTGTTTGCATCTCAATGATTCCTGTAACGTGCAGCATCCTGCATATTGCAACTGATATCTTCATGGAATCATAAGCGTTGATTACTTCTTGAAGATACATAGCCCTATTGCTTTTAAGATTCCTAATGAATACATTGATTAAGCAATTAAGGAGTTCTACTTCTACGTATATAACCTTTACAGCTAGTCCAGCTTCTTTTGCTGCTTGTATCCTCTTCAGTACTTTTATCGGTGACTTACCACGATTATCGAAGATGACATTGTTACAGCTGTAGTTGTCTAAAAATCCTTGAGTATCATTGAAATAAAACTCAAGCATTTTTGATGCAATGTCGCTGGCTGCTGGGTGCAGCTCCGCGTTGACATCTTTTGATAGTGGTTGGTCCTTGTTTAGTTTCGCCTTGATTTCATCGGGGTCAATCACGAACGCATTAGTCCTTGCTGCTTCCTTAGCAACATGGGCAGACTTACCGCTCCCGCTTGCACCTATCATGAATGTAATTGTATTTGTTTGTTTCATACTGCTTTGACTCTATGCAGTTACAAAAGGTTACAAGTATTTTAAATATTTTTTATTCAGTAATATCTAACAATCCTTAGCAATCCAGCCCATGCCATATCCATTCAGAAAAATAACTGGGGTACTTTTAGACATACTATTTCATAACCAGTGAAACAGGGCTTTTATCTGTAAACCCTAGGAAACATAGACCCTCTAACGCAACATATTATAGATTATAGGACAAGCAATGGGAATGCTAATTTGAGGGGGTGGTATTCGTATTCGTAACACTAGATTTATTTAATGCCAATTAATTACTATATATAGTGCTACTAGATGTAGTGGTACTATATGTTGTGTATGTCTATAGTTTTTGTAGATAAGGTACACACATTAGGTGAGTTATCACAGTAAGCTAAGTTATCGTTAACTTGCTTTAATGTACGCTTACACTTCTTGCATTTCATTATGTTCTTTATTCTACTGGGGGGTCTTTAGGATGTAGCGGGCTATTGTTTTTATATAATCTTTTATAAGCTAGGATGTTTCCTTAGACCTTGGGTATCTCACTTGTCTTTCTAGTTGGTCTTACTGGCTGTAAGGTGAGACTTTCGTACTCCCGATGTCCACTTTACCTGTATCTAATTACTTGGTCCTTGCTGTTTGTGTGTGATAACTTTATCATAGAGGAATATTAATTACAACTTCTTCATAATTTAAAAAACTCTTCCCCTATATAGTATTATATGAAAGAAAAAAATTGTGTTGTTTGTGAGCAAGTAATAACTAATCATTTCAAAGCTGTTTGTTTAGATTGTGCAAATAGGTTCATTGAGTTTAAAAACAAATACCTTAAATAAAAAACTCTTGTTCTATAGATACAGTATGGACAAAATAAAAACAATATTAAAACAAGTGGAGGAGGTGCAGTTCGCTATTGACACAAACGTTACTAACGAACAAATGTACACAAAACTCTATACTTTACTAGATGAGGTATGGGATATTCTCCATGATGGCATTTATAACAGCGAATAAAAAAATTTTTTACCCCAGGGGTTCTTGTTTGGTAGTGTCGGGGTTTCTACCCTTGATTCTTGGATACACTGTAGGTTTATGTTTATGACAGTATTTATATTTATTGTATTGCGATAGTATGGTAGTACAAGCAGAATGTACACAGATTCTATTTTTTTGAAACTGCATATTCTTTTTTGAGTTAGGGTACTTGTTACCTTGTATAAAATCTGCCATAGTATAAGTATAGAGGAGTAAAAAATGCCTAAAAGCACAAAAAAATATACCAAAATGAAACCTGGTAAAAAGAAGAAAAAAAAGTAACGTGGCTGAATTTCGTGGCATGAAAGTGAAGTTAAATTCACCTAGTGCTATTCGTAAAGGGGAACCTGGCTATGGGCGTAAGAAGTCCAAAGTATTTGTTATGAAAAATGGCAAAGTTAAAAAGATTATGTTTGGTGACCCTAACATGGCTATAAGAAAGAATAACCCTGGAGCTAGGGCTTCTTTTCGTGCTAGACATAAATGCAGCACAGCTAAAGATAAAACAACAGCAAGATATTGGTCTTGCAAAGCTTGGTAAGGAGAAGTTATGGCAGCTAAAAAAGGTTTGTATCATAATATAAATAAAAGAAAAAAAGCTGGGACCAGTAGGTCTAAAAAGAAATCTACTATCAGTCCTAAAGCTTATGCAAATATGAAAGCTGGATTTCCTAAAAAGAAAAAAAAGAAGTAATGGCTAATCTTAAAACAGTTGCATGTCCGCACTGTGGAGATAAATTTAAACAACAACATGGCAGACAAAAGTACTGCAAGCTGCAATGTACTAAAGCTGCTAACGCCAGGGCAAGAAATAAAAAGAAAAAAGAAACTACGAAGTTAGCTACATCCCCAAACAGTAGAGCTAGTCGTGGTGAACATTACATGTCTTTTGTAGAAGATTATGCAGAAGAAGTCTTAGAAGGCATCATTACACAGAAGTTTGTAGCAGAAGATATGGGCATTGACCAAAGTGTTGTTGCCAGGATGCTGCTTGCATACAGAGAAGATAAAGCAGTACATGAAGCTAGAGAAGATTGGGATGTACCAGAAGAAGCTAGAAAATCTTTAGAATCTTTTGAAGAGTTTAGAAATAGATACTTCTTAACAGAGACTGGACAACCTTACGAAACCGCTAAGTTCCATAAGAACTGGATTAAAAATATTTTAAAGTCTATTGATAAAGGTGAACAGCTTATGATTCTCTCACCTCCTCGACATGGTAAGACAGATTTACTTACACACTTTGCTGTATGGCAGATATGTAAAGCACCTAACATTAGAATTATGTGGGTAGGTGGTAACGAAGATATATCTAAGAATGCTGTAGGTTCTGTATTGGACCACTTAGAAAATAACGAACAGCTGATACAAGATTTTTGTGGACCAGGAGAAACATTTAAACCTAAAAGTAGAACTGGTAAAACTTGGAGTTCTGGACAGTTCACAGTAAAGACCAGGACAGTTACTGGTATTAAATCACCGACAATGGTGGCTGTAGGTAAAGGTGGCAAGATTCTTTCACGTGACTGTGACTTGATTATTGCTGATGACATTGAGGACCATTCCACAACAATACAACCTAGTTCAAGAGAGCAGACTAAACGATGGTGGACTACAACTCTATCATCACGTAAAGAGGAACATACAGCTATTGTTGTTATTGGTTCCAGGCAGCACCCAGATGATTTATATAATTCATTAATTGATAACGATGAATGGAAAAAGA